CGGGTGGACTGTGAACCGGGTAAACTTTGGTGGCAACGCCAGGGACAGCGACGCCTACCAGAACAGGGGTTCGGAAATGTGGCACAGGCTAGCCCGGAAGATCGACACTTGCGATATCATCCTGCCCGAAGACGATATTCTCAAAAGCCAGCTAGTGACTAGGAGAGCCCAGGCAACGTCCCGCGGAAAGCTGGGCCTGGAGTCGAAAGACGCAATGCGGTCCCGCGGAGTGGCGTCTCCGGACAGGGCCGACGCGGTTGTTATGGCATGCGACAACGCGGGGCTTGACTACGACTTGACAATGGCATACACGCGTCCATCTTTGCTTGAACTAATGAAGCAGGCGTCCGCGGACACTGAAATGTCCGGTTGGGATGCCGGGGGATAAAAGGGGGAATAAAACATGAACTGGAAAACAACTGCAACTGGAGTTTTGTCAATCGTAGTAGCCGTCGCTGGAGCAGCGGTGGAATTTTTGAAGACAGGCAAAGTGCCTGAGCTCGGAACACTCATCGCCGCGATCATCGCCGGAATCGGACTGATCAAGGCCGCCGACGCCAAATAAGATTTTGTGTTTTCGTGGATCGGCGCACTCATCGAATTGCTCAAGGCAATTGTAGGATTGTTCCCCGGGGAACGTGAGCGCAATGAGTCCGCAGCCAAGAAAGAATGGTCTGACGCTCGCAATCGCATCGACGATTCTTTCAGTGGTAGCGCTTGGTGGATGCGCAACCGTAAGCCCGGTGGTGAGGACGTCGGGGAACGCGGACAGACTGCTGAACGACCCAAGGTTTGAAGAGGTCACAAGATCTACCCCTAACGTTCAATCCTGGGCATACGACGCAGTACACACGATAAACGATTTAGAATACGAAGTAAGAACAAGGAACAATGGAACCAATCAATAACGAACTTCACACGCGCATCCTCCGGGATCTGAAGAACCGTGCGACATGGGACGCCCGGCAGAGGCAGTTCTATGAGATGCGCACGTTCGGAATGCGCCGGAAGGTTAAGCCATGGCCCACCGCGGCCGACATGCACGTCGCCCTTATCGACCGCATCATCGAGCGCCTCAAACCCAACTACGTCAATTCAGCCCTGGGCAACGACGTCGTCGCCGGATTCGTTCCTATGCGCCAGCAGTTGGCCCCACTCACCGTTACAGCAGAACGCTACTTCGACTACAAGATCCGGGAGCGTACCGCATTCCAATTTGAGATCGTTCGCCTAATTGACGACATGCTTTTGTTCGGTCGCTCCGTCCTCAAGTCCATTTGGGACGAGGGCAAGAAGGAGATCATTTTCCAAGCGATCGATCCGACCAGGTTCATCGTGCCTGACCAGACCGTTGCCCTGGACGACGCCGACTACCTTTGCCACGTCATGGTCCTGTCCGTTGACCAGTACAAGCGCGTCGCGGCCTACAACCAGGACGAGGACTTTATTAAAAGAATTGCTGGACGCGGGACCAAGTTTGAGGGCATCAATACCGAAAAAGAACAAGCCGTTTACCAGCGTGAAGGCATCACCTACGACTCTCGCCCGGACCGTATCATCCTTTGGGAGATCTACACAAGGAACGAAGACGACGAGTGGAACGTTTCCACATACTCGCCCCTAGCAACGACCGAGGCAGTGCGTGAAGATTTCGTTCTCCCCTACAAGCACAAGCAGTGTCCGTTCACAGAGTTTAGCTATGAGTTGACCAACGGTGGATTCTATTCGTCACGCGGGGTCGCTGAGATCCTGGCTGCGAATGAAATGACCCTGGCGAAGCTGAAAAACTCCATGCTCGACTTCCTGGAATTGGCAAACCGTCCGCTGTTCCAGGCCGACAATCCTGTCTCTCTCAACATGGCGAATCTCAAGATGCAACCCGGGCAGATCTTGCCCCAGGGCATCAAGCCTGTGCAGATGACGACTCCTCCGATGGACTTCATGCGAGTCATGTACGACGAACGTGCAGAGGCAGAGCAGAGGGTCGGAACAATTGATTTTGGAGTCGGCAACAATCCCGCGGAACCTGGTAGCTCCAGAAAAACAGCAACTGAAATTCAAGCGTTGGTGAACACCGGGTCCGCGGGTGCTGATTTACGCAACCGTCTTTTCCGCATGTCGCTAGGTCGCCTGTTCCGTCAGTGCTGGTCGATCTATCTGCAGTACGACAAGAAGGATCTGAACTTCCGCTATGCAGAAGATACTGGGACCGTCCCGCCGGAAGCACTGCACGAACAGTATTCGATCATGCCGAAGGGCGGATACGATTTCCAGACTCGCCAGTTCCAGCTTCAGAAGGCAGTAGCCCGGATGCAACTGCTCGGTCAGTCTCCGTTCATCAACCAGGCTGAACTTGTTAAGTCTGTGCTCGAGCTCGACGATCCGAGCCTGGTACGTCGCCTGGTCCAGGACCCGATGATGAACCAGCAAGAGCAGAGGGAAGAGCAGGCGAAGGAACTCGCCGCGATGATGACGACCGCGTTCCCGATTGCGATCAAACCGGCCGACGATCACCGGGCCCATCTTGAGATCATCTTTGACTTTCAGCAGGCGGCCGAAAAAGGATTCCGCCAGGTTGACCAGGCTACAGCACAGGCAATCGGACAACACCTGGATCAGCACTTGCAGGCGCTCGAACAGATCGATCCGAACACTGCCCGGGCGATTACTGCCGAGCTCAAGAAAATGAATAGGGCAAAACAGCAACAGCAGGGACAATTGCAAGGCGCGCAGGGGCAACTACCACCTCCGGAAATGGCTGGACAGATGCCAGGAAACATGCAACAACCGATGGTGTGATAGCGCTAATGAGACCAGAGGGGCAGTTGAATGCTCTTCATGCATTATATGCCTGGGCAAACGAAGTTGGGGTAAACGGTTACGCGGTTGAGGTTGGAACATTCTCCGGTGAAAATGCCGTGATCATGGCAAAGTATTTTAACAGCGTAGTCACAGTAGATCCATGGCTCAACGGATACGACAAAGACGATCACGCTTCGAGCGCAGACATGGCAGAAGTAGAAAAAAAATATTTTGAGCGTACTGCCTGGTTCCCAAATATTTCACATCTAAAACTTGCTAGCCTGGAGGGTGCGAAGGAATTTAAGGACGCGTCTTTAGATTTTGTGTACCTAGACGGAGACCATCAGACGGACGCTGTCGTCGCAGATATCGATGCTTGGAAACCGAAGGTCAGAAAAGGTGGCATCCTGGCCGGGCACGACATTAATATGGAAAAGGTGCATAATGCTCTGAAGCAAAGGCTTATGGGAGCTACTGCAAAAGTATTCACAGATAGTTCATGGGGTACAATCATATGACAAAACTAAGGGCAATTCTAAACTTTATACGCTTTACCAAGTGGGTCGACGAGCCGGAATGGACCGGGGACGACGCCAGGGCCCTGGGAAGTTTCATGAGATCCGAGCATGGGGTAAGGTTCGCGGCGATCCTTAGAAACATGACGATTCGACAGGATTCTAGCGCAGTTCAAAAAGGCGACTTGACAGCGTGTGGATTCGCAATAGGTTTCCGATCTGCAGTGGCAGTAATCGATTCCCTTGGAATTGATGCCACTCATCCCGCGGGAGGGGCAGACGACTAGAGGTTACCCGCGGAGTACAAAGACTAGTCACAATCCCGCCCGAGATCGTTAACCGTCTCGGGGCTGGAGTAAAGGGGTTAGCATGGGGAATGGAATAGAACTGACGGCGGAATCGTTACGAAGAGCGGCCATGATTGAGGATGGGATTATCCCTCCAGATAAAGTGGAAGCAAAACCGGAGACGGCACCAACGTCGGAACCAGTGGAGAAGACCGAGTCGAATCCCACGTCGACGACAGAACCTAAAACAGAAAATTCGCCTTCCACGACCGAAGTCGCGGACAAAAAAGGTGATAGTTCTTTAACAACGACAGAGTCTGAGAGTCCGGTTGAGTCATCCGACAAGGCCAAGGAACCCAGCAAGTACGAGAAGCTAAAGAATCGCCAGCAGAAGGAATGGGATGCCATTCAACAAGCAAAGGCGGAAGCTAAGGCTGAGAAGGAACGCTTGGAACGTGAGCGCCAGGAATTCATGCGCGAGCGTGAAGAGGCACGGAAGGCAGACCAGGAGAGACCAGCAGGCAAGTTTGACGCGACCGACTACCGAAACGCTGCGAAGCAGTTCCGGGAAGAGGGTCGAGAAGATCTAGCCGAGCAGGCCGATAAGAGAGCTCAAGAGGTTGAGAAGTACGAAATACAATCTCAAGAGAGAAAAGTTAGGGAGATGGGCGAGAAGGCTTGGAACGAGAATCTGAACAGATTGGTTGATAAGCATCCAGATCTAAAGGATTCAAATTCAAGCCTTCATAAAAAAGTAGCAGAACTACTTAACTCGAAAGCAGTCCTTCGCCAGTATCCTGACGGCATCGTCGATGCAGTCGAGATCGCACAACTTGCTCTGAAAACGGATAACTCAACCGGATTAGCAGATGAAGTCGAAAAGCTCCGCAAAGAAAATGCGGAGTTCAAAAAACGTTTACAACCTGGAGTTGGTTCACCGTCAACCCCGGCGCCCAAGAAGCAGCTTAAGGATTTATCCTCTGCAGAA